TTGAGCCAATATATTCAGGCAATTCAGGCTTTGGCCAAGGCTGAATTTCATGTTTTCGATAGTGAATCGACTTGGCTTTATCCCATGCAATTTCACTAGCAGTGATGAGCTCAAGTCCTTTATCCCATTCGAACGTAAAGCGCTTTTCAAAGACATGGGCGACCTGGTGCGAATAAGTAAATGTCTTGCGCTTACAAACCAATTCCACCCAATCGCTGTTTCGATTGATTCTTAATTTGTTCGACTCATCAAAAACCAAACTTCGAGAGATAAATAGCTTTTCGTTTTCTTGCCATTTCAGGTATGCACCACGCGACAACCCTGTAGTCTGCTCATGAATGATTTGAACCGCACGATGTAGCGCATTGGCCTTATCAAAACCAACAGATGCATGATTGCTCAAGCTCAAACTGCGCTCAAAATAAAAGGCACTGTTATGTGCCTTAAAGATGGGCTTAGCCCATGGCGTGTCCGCCTGAATTGATTTTAAAAAAGCCTTCTGAAACTTCACACCAAACTGACCAGATACACCGACAATAAAGTTAATATCAAAGTGACCATCTATCAGGCTCATTAAACCGGTATTTACCACAGCACGAACTTTGCGCAGATAATTAACAGATTGTTTACCGGTAATCTTTGCTCGAATACGAGTACTAACATGAGCCAGCACCCGATCTTTAGCTTCAGCGCCTTGCTTACCATGGATCTGACTAGTGATTTTAAGGCTGACTAACGCATTGACAATATTGCTGCTTGCAGAATCTTTGAAATTTAAATTTGTGGTGCCCGTGACAGCATCATTAAAATCAAGAATTACGTTATGTGCATCTGGTGGCGTATAGTTCGACACATGCTCACCTCATCAAACAGATGGAAATAGCTCTATTGAATCTAGATCGTATGAAGCACCCATAATCAGATCTGTTGTTTCGAGTACCATATCTACAGCACAGTCGAAGTCCATAACGGCCACGCCCTCGCCATTGTATAGACGTGCCCAAATTGCTTTCCCTGTCTTGATAATGGTGCCTTCATGGGTTGGATAAAGTTCAACACTGTTGGTTTTCATCTGCTTAAAACTCGGTTTGGGCAACTCCATGGTAACCAGTCGAGCCGATTCATTTGCAGTGACCGTCGTGTCTGAAGGCTTGATGTCGTTATAAAAAACAAAGGTGGCATTTGCGCCACCCTGATCAATAAATAATGTGAGAGCTTGTAGCATTGAAAGCCCCGCGGATAGAGAAGATGTTATCATTTTGGCACCACATTATCTGAAATAACTGCATTGAATAAAATCTCTGGGTGATGCGCGACAACAAAGAACCGCTCTTCATCATTCAAATTATAAAAGGCGTAATGACCTTGATTATCTGTTGCCACCTCTGCCATTAAAAGCCCAGCCTTTCGCTCAAAGAGGCGAACCCTGCACGGAATTGGGGTGTTTTCTTCCTTCACCTGACCTTTAATCGATTTAGCATCGGCAGCCTTAAAGGCAATATTGCTTTTAAACACCAGTGCGATTGACTGGACTACCTTAATTCCCATCACAACTCTCCAAGATCAAACATGATTATCCCGTCCGGTGTACCGCCACTGCCATGTACTTTTCTGGCGATAAATACACGCCCTGCCTGCTCTACAATTTGAAGATCTGTGTAAAAGGCTTTATGAGGTATGGTTTTGATGATCGGTAAAAAACCTCGTGGTAAAAATAGCGAAGTGTCCAAAACTTCTATGATCAACGGAGATTGTAGTAATACTCCACCGATTTTATCTGCCGCAACAGAATAACTACTTGTGCCACCACTAACTATTGCGGAAAACCCAACACTCACTTTGCCACATGTAGCTTGAGCATAAGCAGACTTCTTATAACCACGCTGCAAAAAAATACTACGCCCCACAGATAGGTAATCATTATTTTCTGATCCAATCGTAACACTACTCGTATAAGCTTCTGCGCGATAAGTAATGCCTTGTGCAATTTCCCAAATATTTGTTGCCAGTAAAAAATGAGTAAAAAGATCATCATCTGCAATGGAGTCAAAGTTACCAAAGCCATAACAGAATGAGCGCTGTCTATCATCTTCTGTAATCGATGGATCGTTGCTTGCACTATTGAGTATATAAAATCCACTATCTGTACCCACCACCAACCAAGATCCCGTGACAGGGGTGTAATCTGAGAGGCTAGTACTGTCAGCATAATTCTCTCCAAGCGTAAAGTAATACCACTTTGCCCAGCCATTCTTGATATTTAATCCACTTCCTGTCGGGTTCCAGTTACGTGTAGCTGCTGAAGCAATATAAGGAGCCTGCACACCGGTCATGGTATCAATATCGGTCATGTTCTCGACAATGCCAACTTTTGCATATTTCGCATAGTTGGTGCTGTAACTGGAAATACGTTCATCCACGACCCGCAGAAACGGACGATTTGGCAAAGACTGGTCTTTGGAGCGAAATGCTGCACGACCACCACCTAATGCGGTTGTACTGGAAAATGGTTTTTCAAAACCAAGTGGTGCGAGCATACAGCTAATCGTACCTGTAGCATTCGCCACTGAAGCTGCAGTATTTAACTCGAACCTGATTGTAGTTTCATTCACAATCTGCTTGATTTTAAAGTCACCGTTAAACTCAGCCTGAGTTGCACCATTGATACGGATCACCTGATGCTTCATTAAATTATGTACCACACCAAAGTTGGCGGTGGCAGTGACACCAATCGCAGTTAAGGATGCAACCGTTCCCACCTGTATGCCTGATACCAGACATGCATCAAGCACTGATAGCATTGAACCATGTGCATTTTGGAGCTGCGGTGCATTGTTATTTTTTGAAGTAAAGAACTTGACTGTTTTGCCTGTGACCATCTTATTTCTCGCATAAAAAAACCGCACAAAGCGGTCATATTTAATTTAAATTTTAGACAATACGATCAATATCACCACGTAGCATGATCTGAAACTGGTCAGATAGTACAGTGGGTTCAGATTGCTTAACGGTACGTATCACCCAAACAGGGAAAGTGGCTGCAATGGTATTAAAACGCAGTACATTACCACTCGCCCAACCTGCCCCCCATCCTTCTTTTTTAACAGTAAAGTAAGGCACACCAGTGACCGGGTTGATTGGTGAACAGTCTGCATTGGTTGTGCCGGTAACAGCTAATTGCCCTGTGACTTCACCCACAATCCTAAATGCAGTACTGCTAGTAAATACCAGTGCCCATCGCTCTTGAATATTGCCTTTATTCGTGACTTCAATCGGATATAAGGCATCATTATAGTTTGCCGACAGACTACTATCGCTTGCAGCATCATCCCAAACACTATTCCATGTTTCCTGCACGAATTTTCGTGTATAACGCGCTTGCATATCACCAATTACTAAGGCAGAGCCTACAATCGACTCATCAGCAGAATAATTATGCGTCACAGGCTTGGTAAAAGTAATCTGGCCATTGATCTGCACATCACGAATCAGGCCCATATCCTGATAACGATATTTTGCTTTCAATGGTGGGACTAAAGCACCTAAGGCGAAATCACCATTCAGTGTGAATTTTCCATAGTCATAGTCCACCACATACATATCAAAAGGAACTTTTGCCCCTGAACTATCTTCAAGCTCACACCACGAAATACGTTGGTCAGCCAGTGAGTAGGTTTGCCCTGCTATATGATTTGGCAATTCATAAGACTTGCTTGCACTAATAATCCCAATGTCGCTGACACGAAAAATTGGTACACGGCCATCTAATGGCAAACGCGTTGCAGATAAGCCTAAAATTTCACTATCAAGCGGAATGTAGGTGTAAGCAATCGCATTATAGCGAATCGATGAAGCATCCACCCACACTGGCACATTAAGATAAGTTTTGCCTGATTCCTCATATTCAAGCAATGGATCGTACCAATCATTGGCTTCAATGGCAGGTCTATTAGCAACCGTAATTTCGGTTTTGGTGTAAAAATAAATATCAACAAAACCTGTGTCGTGATTGATAGAGCCATGCGCTCGATTGGTTTCGATCACGCCATTTGCATCGGTAGTGAGTGTCAGTTGCCCGAACTCTAACGAAGCAACAACCACGGTTAATGACTGCGGACGAATCGGAATAATCGGGGTGCGAAAACTCACGTAATTCAGTGGTGGTAGATCGGTTGTCGTTGTCAGTGATTCTAAAACGATACTGTTATCAGTATTCGGTGTCCAAGAATCAATCTCAACTTTACCTGTACCATACTGAATCACACCTGATGCAATACCGCTGTTATTGGAAGGATCCACATTGCGATATAGCGTACCGGTGCGGTCTAAAAAGGTATCAGAACCCACTTTAAAGCGAGCTGAACCTGTCAAAATCTGCTCATCAAAGCCTGAGGATAAATCAAGTCGCAGTTTATCTGCAGTGACAATTTTAGAACTTGAATTAAGGCCCGAAGTATCTCGATATTTCACTGAAATATCGACTTCCTGATACGCCCTCAATGGGGTTTCGATGCTTTCAATTTTAGATGTTGCGGGTAAATAAAATGACATACAACCTCGCTTAAGCAGTTCCGAAAACAGTCGTTGGTGTGTAAACCTGCTTAAATTGTTTGGAAGTTAAAATAGGAGTGACTTCAACCGCACCAGTGCTGTAATTAATGGTTCCTTGAATGTCACCCGTGCCGCTTACAAGATTGCCCATCGTGCTATTAATTGGCACATCAAATACTTTTGCCGTACCAGTGTTCTGATTCAATTGATCAGAAACAGGAATACTGAGCTCAACACTATTCGGTTGAATAGCTGCACCAGTACCGATGGTGAAACTGAGTTTTTGGTTTAGGTCTGGCGCAACTGCTGATTTTGTTTGGGTAAGCTGAGTACCAAAATTATAAATTACGCTGAATTGGGTATTTTTTTGCGGCAATTCATTGGGAATGATCTTACCTGTGCCTAGCGCATAGTTGATTTCACCCGTGGCATCACCAGTAAACTTGCCTTGTGCATTACTAATCGCAGACTTAGAAGCCCCTTCTAGCAACCAAGTCACGGTTACACCCGGTGCAATGCCTTCTTGTCCCAAATCGAATTCAAATGCAGCTTTGTCTACACTTAAACTGGATCGTACAAACGTGATAATCGGTGTGCCCCACAGCAGCAAAATGGGTGTATCAACATCAGGCAATGCACCCGTGGTTAAAAGCCAAGATCCAGTTTCATAATTAATTCGACCAGATCCAAATGAACTGCTTGCACCTTTAAGTTGCCCCGTCCCATCATCTTTCAATTCATAAAACTTGCCTTGTGACATATATGAAATTGAAAGACTACCGGGTGCTGGAATGGGAACTAATACCCCCGTCCAGTTTGAGCTTTGATTGTTTTGAGTGACTGGCAATGCGTAAGACTGAAAATACTGATTCGGTGCTGCAGCAGGTTTGAAAGTAATAATAAGTATTTCATCACCAGTACCGGCTGCACCCGTCCACTGAATCAAACCACGTTGATAGTCAATCGTACCAACTTGAATGCCCGTTGAAGTTTTAAGTAGACCACCCTGATCTGTCACAGGTTGACCAAACAAACTAAATGCGACGCTTGATGGCATCACTGATGAGCCAATATACAAATTCTGGCTTACACTGACCGTGGTCGGAAAACCAGCAGTAATCAGTCCATCATTACCTGACACCAAAATACTACTTTCACCTGCAGCATTAACATCCAAAATTGGTGATTCAGTTTGAGCAGAGGGAATTAATTGAGTAAAAATACTTTTAGCATTGACTGTGTACTCACCAACCTGCACATCACCTGTCAAACCTACAGATGAGCAGTATTTACCTGCATCAGCAACAATTGAATCACGAATAATTGTGATTGATACTTGCCCCTCATACCACTGGCGAGTCGAGAGACCTACAAAATCAGCATCTAGCGCATCGTTTAGCGCATACGTTGCAATTTTATATTCAATATTTTTACCATCGATGATAGTTATTGCAGTACGTATTTCAACTTTAGTAATACGTAAATATTGTTCATGCTCTAACTCTCCACCTTCATTACTCACCAAAACAATCGTGTCACCAACAGAGCTTTCGGTCTCTTGAGGAAACATCACTACTTGCAATAACTTCATACCCTGCAAGTGTGTGTCCAGTGGTGTTCCAGCAATTTGACCACCTTTGGCTGAATAGTTTTCTACACGGTTTTTGGCACTACGTCGTTCATCAGTCCAGTTTTTTGTACTGAAAAGTAATGCTGACACATTCGGATCTTTTGGGTTTTCAGAAATAAAAACCGTCGCGCCCATCAATTTATCAGTGTCATTGGTGGTAACGGCGGGAAAGATCTTACGCATGGAAACATCGCCCATGGTGCGATCTAACTCCGACACATCATCAAACAGGTTATTGCTCTGACCATCGACAATGATCTGACCATTGTATTTACCGCCACCATCATCATTGTCAGTTAAGCGCTCTGACTCATAGAGCACCAAATCTTTAGTTTCAATTGGCATTATCTAACTCCACAAATCTTAAAGTGACGTTGTAATATTCTTCTTCTGATATAGAAGGAATGTCTTTAACTGGTTTGGCTTCTATTGCAGTATCCTTATGTCGAAATTTCACATCAAACTCCCGAGCATCGTGTAAATACTCAAATTTCAATGTAAAAAATTCATCTTGGAGTAGAGACCATTCTTTTAAGCGACTCACAATGTGTCGTTTTAGCCAAGCCATGTTCTTGTCAGCAGTTAAAGAGATTGGTCGACCTGACTTCCACTTTCCCTCTTGAATAATTGGAGTGCCATCTATGGCGGGTTCAATGATTTGTTCAATTCCATTCCAATCAAATTCATCCGACCATAAAAAACCGTCACTCAAGGTGACGGCTTCTGATGTTGATTTGCGTACTAATCGCATGGTTACATACCTTTTTTAAGCATTTCTAGTTCGCTTAGGAAGTCGTTAAAGTTGGATTGATTTTCCTCTGCTACGGGGATGCTGATTGTTTTGCCATTAATTGAAATGTTGTTTTGCACAGTTCGAGATGTAGGGGTTGCAGTCGCACTTGGAACTGGCGTGTTCACCTGAGGTGCAAGACTATTCACATCAACAGCAGGTGCTTTGGACTTAGATCCTGTTGATACAAGGTTGCTAGCAGTCATTTGACGCAACAGATCATTGATCTTATTGGTACCATGTTGAGTGGTTAGGCCTTTAGCTGACGCGTTATTAAACTCTTGCTCGATTAAAAGTTTAAGTGCCGGATTGCCGCCCTTACTTAATCCCTCAGCTTTAGCATCACGATCCGCTTCCATGGCTTTGGACCATATCGAACCTGCCAATTTATCGGCTTCTTTATCGCTATAACCCTTACTTTTAAGCTGTGAAACCACATCAGCTTTACTGTAAGAATCATAGTTATAAATACCTTTGCTTAATGACTCACCCTGACGCTTCATTTCAGCATCGAATTGTTCAGATGCAGCTGCAACCGCTTCACTCCATGCTTCTGAAGATGACTTGGCCTCTTCTCTTGCTACTTGACCTGCATTGCGATAACCATCACCGATACCGTCAGCAGAGTCGCGAACACGGTCATTTGACTTAGTCCATTCATCCATAGCTTTAACTGAAGCTTTGCCAGTATCGTCGATTTGAATTTCAAGATTACGACCAGCATTGGCTGCATTTGTGGCAGATATCACTCCAGCATCACCTGACACTGCCGCGGCTTGAGCAGCTTTTTCATATGCCTTTTGAACACCTTCAGCAGTCGCCTTTCCACTATCTCGAATGGTGATGTAGTCCATTAAAGCTTGCTGTGCTGCGAGCTTTAAGTTTTCTTTCGTTTCAATACCAAGACGCTTAAAGGCTTCAGTAACAGGATCAATATCATCAGGTAGCTCTTGGGCTTGTAACTTAATTGCAATTAAGCCTTGCTCAACCTGACTTGTAGAAATCTTCCCTTGATCACCAAATTCTTTCAATTTAGCTTTAGCTGCATCTATTTCAGCTTGGCTTTTAGCTGTTTCTAGCCATTTCAGCCATGCTTCGTAGGTAATTTCACCAGCTTGTTTACCTTTAACCCCCATGAGTTCAAGGCTATTAACAAAATCATCAAGGTTTTTCTTTTTTCCAACAAACCCTTCTGACACACGATTAAGAGCAATATCTAAATCTAACCCTAAAGCTTCAGCTCCTTTTCTGCCCGCAACTAACTTATTATTTAAGTTAGTGACCCCTGTAGCACCATCACCCATGGCTTTTACGATTGCTTTGCCAGCACTATCAAACTCAATTTTTAAGTTTTGTGCTGCAAGCGTGGTTTGTAGTGTTTTTTGCGTAGCAGCATCGGCAGCCTTTTGGGTGCCATCAGCTGCGGTTAGCTGAGCATTCACCCAATCCTGTGCAGCCTGAATTTTTGCATCAGTAATCTTTTGGCTTTCAGCTTGATAAGCTTTTTCCTTGGCATCCAACTTAGCAAGATTATCGACCGCTAATTGAATAGCTGCACCATTACCTGATTTTCGAGCTTCAAAAAGTTGCTGCTCAAGCTTAATGCGCTCATCACTTATCGCTTTATAATCAACTTTATGTTTTTCCTCTTGAGCTTTTAATTGATCAAGAGTCTGTTGACTATCAGCGATTCGCTCCTGGTTTTTCTCCTTGTCGGTTTTACCAATATTTTTAATCGTTTCAATAGTCTTAAATTCAAGGTTTTTAGCACCATCAAAACCTTTGGTGAAGTATTCCTCAGATTTAGCTCTCATTGCCTCCATATCAGCAATAGCTTTCTCTTTAACATCGCCCCACGAAAGTACGGATTTAAGCTCATACCAAACAGCCGCCAAACCATAGAGCGTTCCAGTGAATAAATTCACACCAATACCAATGGTTTTAAAGCCATCACTTAAAAAGCTTAAAGCAATATTCAGTAGATCTATGAATTTTTGGAATCCACTGACTTGTTCACCAGCTGGGTATAAACCATCTGTAAAACCTAGAGCGCTAGATAAAGCATCACTGAAAACATCATGGAAAGATTCACCCACCTCCAGTACTGTTTTAAGTAATGTCTTAATGGTGTCATAGACACTGATCAGCGTAGTTTTTAATGAATCAATCGTGCCTTGATCGTAAATATTAGAGTAATACTCTCTAAATCGAGTAAAGCAATTTCCAATATCATCAATGATTGGCTTTAGTAGGCTCATATTATCTGCAAGTGTAGATAACCACTGGGCTGCTGTAGCAGATGCCCCATTAGACTGATCTATCTCACCAATGAGAATTTGCCAAGATGTTGCGATCTTTTGTAATGCGTTACTAACGGTAAGAGGAAAGCTGTCATAAGTTTTCTGAACAGCATCTTTCTGACTTAATAAGGCTTTATAGACACGCTCTGCGCCTAGTTCACCATTCTCAGCCATCTTACGAAGTTCGCCAGTCGTAACACCAAGACCTTTTGCAAGCGCCTCAGCGACTCCGTAACCACCTTCCATAATGCTGTTAAATTCTTCACCACGTAGTACACCACCTTGCATGGCTTGAATGAATTGCTGTACTGCTGCTTCACTCGCCTCAGCTGAGCCTCCACTCGTTTGGATTGCCTGATTAATTGTTTTGGTTAGATCAAGCGAATTCTGTTGAGTCATCCCCATTTCTTTACCGACTCCATTGAGTCGAGTAAATAGGCTGCCTGTGGCTTCTAGACTTGAATTGGTCATCAATGCAACTTGATGAACACCAGCCATTGCTGAGGTAAAATCACCACCATCTTTTGTAGCAATATGAATACGTGCTGATAAATTGGTGTATGTGTCAGCAGCTTGGGCTAATTCACGAACCCCCAAGCCAATACCCAAAGCAGCCATTGCGCCAACCAAGGCATTAACAGCAAACTTTGCGGTATCAAGTCCCTTTTGCGCTGTTTGTCCTGCACTACTAGTATTTTTTAAACTTGTATTAGCTTGGTCAACTTCCTGCTGAAAACCATTGAATGCCTGATCTGCCTGCTCAACTTCTTTTTCAAGTTGATCAACTTGCACTTTAGCTTTTTCAATATCAGCTGGTGTTGCATTAGTTTTAGAAAATGATTCTAGATTTTGCTTTGCTAAAACAAGATCACTTTTAAGTTGGTCTAGTGCCTTGTGGGATTTATTCCCAAAATCAGTAAAATTACCAGCAGTAGATTTAGCATTATCACCAGCATCTTTAATGATTCCTGATGCCGCATTCAGTGACTGAGTAAGTTTATCTGCTAACTCATTTGTACCTTTGGGGATTATGTTACTCAGCGCATTTGATGATTTCTGAGCTTCATCAGCTAATTCAACAATAGAATTAATCGCTATATCAGCTGATCCTTTATAAGCTTCGAAAGAAGTTTTTACTTGCTTAACGCCAACTTCAAGCTCTTTAACTTCTTTTTGTGCATTTTGAATATCAGCTGGAGTCGCATTTGTTGCAGATAGATAATTCAGATGTTGTTTAGCTTGTTTTAAATCCTCTTGAATACCCTGTAGTGCTTGTTCTCCATACTCGCCTAATTGCTTTAAGTTTTCTGCACTAAGAGTTGCTTCATGCCCCAGCGAATCAAGAGATTTCGAAGCGAAATTCAACTCGGTTACTAATTGCGAAACTCTTTGTTGAGTTTGTGAAGGGACTATCTCAGCAACAACTTCTTGAACCTCTTTCGCATCAGCTTCAATTTCCTGAAGTACTGGGTTTGTTTGGCTCTGTAAGCCCTGGAATGCAACTTTGACCTGTTTTACACCTGTTTCTAATTCTTTAACTTCTTGCTGAGCACGATCTATATCTTCAGGAGTTGCATGGGTAGCGGCTAAATAATTAAGGTGTAACTTGGCTTGCTTTAAGTCATTTTGTAAACCTTGAAGAGCCTGCTCACCATAATCACCCAACTGTTTCAGATTTTCAGCACTGAAGTTTGCATCACTACCCATACTATCTAGAGCTTTAGAGACACTATGTAACTCAGTAACAAGTTGAGCAACTTTCTGCTTGGTTTCTGATGGGACAATATCGCTAATTGCTTCTGATGTTTTTTTAGCTTCACGCTCAAAACTAATTGTTCCTTGTGAAACAGCTTGCTGCAAATCACTAAAAGCTTTCTCTGCACTTTTAGTATTCTGTACCAACCCCTTGGTATCAGCATCCATCACCAACTTAAATATTAAATTTTTTCCAGACATGCTGACCTCTAATTTTAGGCAATAAAAAAGCGCCTAAAGACGCACAGACATTAAAAAACCGACCTCATCTGGGTCGGTTTACATTTTCCAAATATATGTACAAATAATTATTGTTAGCAGGATTGCTATGAACCGCCACGCTTTCATTTTTCGTAACTCCATTAGACATAAATTAGCCAATTTGATAAAATCATCCATACGAAATGTTTTTCCTCTTTACTTCTCGGTTGAGTGGAATCAAAAAACCCCGATAGCTACCAACTTTCGGGGTTTTGCTTTATTGGATAATAAAAACTTAAATTGTTGGATTCCATCTGCGGTTTTTCCAACAAAAAAAGCCCGTGACTCGTAATCATGGGCTTTTTGCTTTTTCGGATGTAAAAACCATCTCGAACGATGGTTAATTAATTCTGTCTTATACGTGCATCACTAAATAACTATGAGTTTAGTTTCCTAATCACTGAATATTCCATAAAAGAATATAAATTAGTTTTTCTCATAAATCAGTTTTATAATAAAGACGATACACTTTTAATTTTTTTGCTATTTAGGCTTTTTATGAAGAACAACTCCTCATCAGATGACTTAGAGTCAACTACTTTAGGCTGGAAATTTATTGCCATTGTTGCTGTTATAACTTCCATATTTTTTACTTTTCAGCAAGATGCACCAGCCAACACATCACAGCCAGTAGAAAAAACCTCATCTGAATGATGATAAGGATAACAATCCACAGATAAAGAAACCGCCACTTGGGCGGTTTTTGTTAATCTTGCATTGAAGTTAAAATGCCATTTTTAAAATATAAATAACGATTTTTCGCAAACCCCGCTCCCCTATAAACCCATTGCTCACTCACACCATAAGCATTAACTGTTTTATTCACATCATCCGGGTATCCCCAGCTAGATTTTTCCGCTACTACAGCAGACATTCCAATACTAGGGTCTTTGCGTGAGCTCATTTCACGCATCTCAACCTCATAACGATATTTTGCTAATTCTTTAGCTTGCTCATTAGCCTTGGCTTGATTAACTTTATTTGTAAGCGCTTTGCTGCCAGCACATGGTTTGCCTTGAAAAACAGTCTTACCGTTTACCGTACATGTAAAAACTTCAGATGCAAAAGAACTCTGAAATGAAAATAATAATATGATACTAACTATAAACTTCAGATTCACAATCAACGCTCCCAGTTAATACTATAAATCTTTCCATCAACAATCGTGATTTCATATTTCACATTGTCTAAGGGATACAGATAAGTAGTTGCTTTGTGTGGCCACCCTTTACGATCGTGAATAACATGGCTATAAGATGACTTTGGATTTCCAAGCACATCGATCATTTTACTGTGCGAATCATTTAAACTAACAAAACCAAAACTACCACGCACTGAATCAACACTGGTCGCAAAAGCAGTAGATGATAGTGTTAACAAAATCGCTAAAATAATAATTTTCATGAATTTATACCCTCTTTTTCAAAGAGAATATCTAATCATTCGGTAAAAGTCACTTATGTATTATTCCTTCAGTCCTTCAAAGAACTTCGCAAACTCTTTGGCATTGGCATGATGTGCTGATCGAATCACACTCGACAAATACTGCAATTTATTCTTATGGTCTTTCTGTGCTGATTTTAAGTATTGATCAAATGCACCATAAGTCATATTCATAATGTCATCAGGACGATGGCCAGCACTGATTAAGAATTGAAATGAGTCAAACCATGTTGATTCATTTGATTGGGCTGCTTTCTTAGATCCACGTTTAGGTTTTTCATATTTGAAATAAGCATGGTTTACATTGAGAACTGTTTTAAGTAATTGCTTAAACTCTTGCTCATTCACGGCAATTTTAAGCAGTGATTCTTTTGTTACATCGGTTACGCAAACAATCGTGGAAATAACTTGTAGTACATGATCTACAAATAACTCAGTTAAAATCTCATCTGAATAATCTCTGCCTTTAATGAAGTTTTTAAGCGCATCGGCATGAGTTGCCCAAGTGTCATAATCTTTCATTTGGATCTGACGTACTTCAACATCATTACCTAATACAGATATTTTAATACTGCGATTTGTTGCTAAGAAAAAATCATTCATGATGGAATCCTAAAACACAGGCACAAAAAAAGACGCTTATGCGCCCCTGTGCCTGTATTTGGTTTTACGTTTATACAGCTGCTGGAATCGTCACAACGTGACCATACAGCCCCATTGTTGGATCTACTTCCTTCGTTACGTCCGATAAAGCCTGTCCAGAAATTTCGTACTGACCCAATTCTTCATGAATCAATGGGAAAGTTGTTTCTGGTAACTTCTTGGTTCGCCATAGTGTTACTGCTACATGCTCACCATTTGCTGTATTAACCCCTTTAAAGAAGAGCTGATATTCCTTTTCAAAGTCAGATGCCAATGTGGTGTGTGTTACTGCACCAGTTGTATAACTTGCAAGAATCGGCATAGTCAGATCGGTAACATCATTGAAAATCACAGTACCGAATTTAGCATCTAGTGTGTAATTTTCCGGATCAACTGTCTTAGGTGTGCCGCTAGTTGAGTCTTTAAATACAACCGTCTTAAGGTTGTATCCTTCCAGTTTAATCTCCTGATTTGCAACAATAGTACCAAGTGATAAATTTGCTACTGTTTTGGTAGGCACTGTATGCATCATACCAGAGAGAATATATTGTAGATTCTCTGGGCTTACTTCTTCAAGCTGACCTGAGAAATTTACAGAGGTCGCATTAATCATAGTGAAGTCGGTAGTACGCTGACCCGACATTGATTCTTTATGCTCTACAACCTCCGCACCAATTTCCAACTCAAACTCTGGTACGTTACCAATATGACGCATTGCAGCAGCTATACCATTCACAATTTCTGAAAGATAAAATTTACCCTGCAAAGAAATATAGTTCTTTTTAGCCATTATTTCACTTCCCCTGTAGTTACTTTTTTAACTGGCACAGAGGCTTTAGCTTCTTCAGGTACTTCCTGAATTGTGCCATCTGCAATTAACTGTTTGATCTGGGCATCATTGAGACCGCCAACTAAATCACCTTCCTTAAAGCGACCTACCGGCTTTAATGCCTTGTATTGTTTAGCCATGAATGGCTCCTAAATGAATAATGATGATTCAAATACCATAGTGATATAGACGCAAGTGGATGAGAAGTCCTCACTGATCCGAACCAAGGTTAATGGTCGTGTACTAGATTCAGGCTTCCAACCACTTAAAAGCGGAATGACCTTGGCAACCAACTCGCCAGCTTTATCAATTGCTTTTGAACCATCTGATAATTGCGATGCAGCATGTCGCTCAACAATGGTGATATCCCATTCTTGCTTTAGTGAATTAAAATTACCTCTACCTGCATCATCAGTCTTTCTAATGCGTAAATAGTTCACATGAGCACATGGGGTAATTTGTAACAACTCGGAAGTACTTCCAATATTGATTGGGGTGTAAATCTTTTTAAATTCTGAAATTTCTTCCAGTTTTTCTGCAATCTCTGCCCGAACAGCAAAAAAATTACTCATCAAATATCACCCCTTCAATAGAATTCAAAATGCTTTGCTCCTCATCCTCGGTGATACCAAGCCAAGGGCGACGTGGCATATTGACCGTATAGGCCTTACCCATTGTTTCTTGCATAAAGTTGGAGCGACTACGTCTAACAAATCGATTCCCAACCTCTCCAGTGCGCATGTTTTGACGAAAGAATGTTTTCCGTGTTCGGGCCTCATGCTTAATTTCTCCACCAAAATGATGAATTGGCCCATACACAACATCCGTACCAATTTCTACGCCATCTGGAAGCACATTGTGAGTAATGGAATTTCTTAAAATCGCTTTATCAATAAGTGTTATGTCACCTTTACGCATTGCACGAATTGATAAGGGCCACTTTCCCTCTAAACCCTCTCCGCCAGCCCAACGCGAGCGGATGCCATCAACAACAATATTGCCGATGTCATCAAATAACTCACTCTTGCGCTGTTCAAAATCAGAAAGGTTTTTAAGAATGGTTAGAATTGGCGAGTCACCATCGACATCGATTGATATTGCTACACCACTCATAAGCACCTCACATCGTCGGCATCTTGTCTAATGTGGCATCGCCAAATACACCACCTGTATAAGACGTTCCTATTGGTACGGTTGAGGGTTTATTTTTCGGTTGATCGTCCACGATTTCATTTGTTTCAGGCAACTGGATCTGCAAATGAGCTTTGTTGTCAGCAACACGTTTTAAGAATGCGATCGCATCTTCATAACGCTTCCGAACTTCTTCAGTCGGTTGCTCAAAGTAAAGACGATAACGCGCAATATCACAGGCCATTCGCTTTAAATTACTGGGCACATTTGGCAACGGCAAAGGATAACGGTCACCAATGTGACCGTTAATTTCTTCTGTTGCATCCTGAATTGCATCTTTAACAAAATCAGGATTAGAGACCATAAGTTTTAGGTTACCAATCTCAGCTCCAAATCGTGCAACCAAATCTTGTTCAGTCGCATACATAGATCACCTATTTAGTTTCGGTGGCAACTTTCTTAGCTTCAGCAATCGCTTTTTTCAAAGCAGCTTGAGAATCAGCTACAGCCTTTTCAAGTTCAGCCACCTTAGCCTGAAGCTTAGTATTGTCTTCATCTGACTTAACCTTTTCATCAGTCATCAGCTTATTTGCTGCTGTCAGATCTGTATTAGCCTTTTCAAGTTCAGCCAATCGTGCAGCTGTACCATCTTCTTTTTGCTCTTCAGGCTCTTGATACTCTTCAATAGCCCCAGATGCTAAAAGGGCTTGAATACGTTTCGCATCAA